GATGAAGGAGTATGAACCCGAGTTCGATCAAATGCTTTTTTATCTCCCTCTAAGTGGCTCTACTTTTAAAAAAGTTTATTACGATGAACTTTTAGGTAGAGCCGTTTCCAAATTCGTACCAGCTGACGATTTAATCGTACCGTATACAGCGTCATCTTTAGAAGATGCAGAAGCTGTATGTCATACATTGAAAATGTCAGAGAACGATTTAAGAAAACAACAGGTAAACGGTTTTTATAGAGATATAGAAATTAAACCTGGTTATGATCAAGAGACAGAAGTAGAAAAGAAAGAAAGAGAATTAGAAGGTGTTACAAAAACAAGACAAGAAGATGTTTTTTCTATTGTTGAATGCCACTTAGATTTAGATCTAGAAGGATTTGAAGATATTGGACAAGACGGTGAACCAACAGGAATAAAATTACCTTACATTGTAACATTAGAAATGGGATCTAGAGATATTTTAGCAATAAGAAGAAATTACAAACCAGATGATCCTTTAAAGAAAAAAATTGAATACTTTGTTCACTTTAAATTTTTACCAGGATTAGGTTTTTATGGTTTTGGTTTAATACACATGATTGGCGGTTTATCAAGAACTGCTACAACAGCTCTAAGACAATTATTAGATGCAGGTACTTTAAGCAACTTACCTGCAGGATTTAAACAGCGTGGTATCAGGGTTAGAGACGAAGCACAGTCTATACAGCCCGGCGAGTTCAGAGATGTCGATGCACCTGGTGGAAACATCAGAGATGCATTTATGCCTTTGCCATTTAAAGAACCATCACAGACTTTATTGTCGTTGATGGGCATAGTGGTGCAGGCAGGACAACGGTTTGCCGCCATAGCTGACATGCAGGTCGGTGACGGCAACCAACAGGCAGCTGTTGGAACGACTATTGCCCTCTTAGAGCGAGGCTCCAGGGTCATGTCAGCCATACATAAGAGATTGTATGTGGCGATGAAGCAAGAATTTAAGTTATTAGCTGAAATTTTTAAAACCTATCTACCTCCAGAGTATCCATATGATGTAGTTGGTGGTCAAAGAAACATAAAAGTTTCTGATTTTGACGACAAAGTAGATATTTTACCAGTTGCTGACCCAAATATTTTTTCACAAGCGCAAAGAATTACGATGGCGCAAACAGAATTACAACTTGCACAGTCAAATCCGCAAATTCATAACCTATATGAAGCGTACAGAGCTATGTATACAGCGATTGGAGTAAGAGATATTGATAAAATCTTACCACCACCGCAACAACCTATGCCAATTGACCCTGCACAAGAGAATATTTTAGCTATGGCCGGCAAACCTTTCCAAGCTTTCAAAGGTCAAGACCATCAAGCACACATAACTTCGCATTTAAACTTTATGTCGACGAATATTGCACGAAATAATCCAATAGTTTTGAGTGCATTAGAAAAAAACATCTTTGAACACATAAGTTTGATGGCACAAGAGCAAATTGAAGTAGAATTTAGAGAAGAAATTGCACAAACACAACAAACGCAAATAGTTATGCAACAAATGATGGCACAAGGGCCACAAATGATGCAATCTCCTCAATATATGCAAATGCAACAGCAATTATTAGGCATGCAATTGTCTATGGAGTCTAGAAAAGCTAAACTTATAGCTGAAATGACACAAGAATTCATGGAAGAAGAGAATAAAATTATGGGTCAACTAGGAAACGATCCTATTGCTAAGTTAAAAGCAAGAGAACTTGATTTAAAAGCCATGGATGACAGAAGAAAAGAGAATGAGGGTCAAGAAAAGATCAATTTAGATAGAATGAAGACTATGATGAATCAGTCTCAATTTGATGATAAATTAGCTCAAAACGAAGAATTAGCTAACTTAAGAGCAGATACTTCGTTAGAAAAAACCCAAATGGGTATTGACGCAAAGATAGAAAATGATAGGTTTAAACAAAGAGACGTAAGGATCTTGAAAGGACCTAAAAGATAGTATACAATAGGAGTATTATGGCAAAGAAAAAAATTAAAAAAGCATTAAAAATGGCAGTGCCTATTATTGGAGCTGCTTTAGCTGGCAAAGCTTTAATGGACAGAAGAAATCAAAACAAAACGTTTCTTGAAGAAGAGGGTGGAGACAGATCTAAAATTGTTTCTGGACCTTTTATAACAAGAAGAAATCGTGGTAACACAGCTGAAATGTTAGATTTTGGAGATGCATTTAGTTATATGCCAGGAATGAAAAAAGGTGGCAGAGTTAAAGGTTGTGGAATTGCTAAAAAAGGTTTTGGCAAAGCAATGAAAAAGAGAAAATAATTATGACTAAAATAACAAAAGACAAAGGTATTAACAAAGACGGATTTCCAACAGGTGGTGTTGATATTGGAGACTCTCCAAGTGAAGTTGGAATTGACCCAAGATCAGAGATCCAAACTAACGAATACCGAGTTTACAACAAAATTAACAAAGGTACGACTGTAGAAGTTAAAGGCAGACGTGCTATGTTAAAAGACAAGAAGAAAACAGCTACTTGGTTCTAATATGGCCTGGTTCAGTTTAGCAAAAATCGCGTTACAAGCTGGCAGCAAAATTTACAGTAATAGACAAAAAACAAAAATGGCAATGTCTGATGCACAATTAATGCATGCAGAGAAGATGGCTCGAGGTGAGGAAGCTTACCAGGGAAAATTGCTAGAAGCCCGACAAACGGACTGGAAAGACGAATTTGTGTTGCTCATATTAAGTGCTCCGATAGTAGTGCTCGCTTGGGCGGTCATAAGTGACGATCCTGAAGCGATGGACAAAGTAAAACTGTTCTTTGAGTATTTTTCTACACTTCCATCTTGGTTTACAAACCTATGGATACTTGTAGTTGCCAGTATTTTTGGTATAAAGGGTACACAAATTTTCCGTAACGGAAAAAAATAAGGAGATAAAAAATGAGACAAAACGGTGTAAGATCAAATGTCAGATTTCCATATGGAAGTGAAGGCATGAAAAAAGGTGGTCGTGTTGGAAAAAAGAAACAAGGCTACAAAGATAGAAAAGATGAATCTATCGCTATGAGAATTCGTAAGAAAAGAACTAAAGCTCAATTAAAAGCTTCTAGAGATGAGTCTTACGGAAGATTCGGAAGTAAAGCTAAAAAATCAGGAAAAATAAATAAGTAAGGAGAGTTATGGCAAAACCAATACCAGCAGGTAAAAAAGGAAAAGGAATAAGAAAATTAAAAAAAGTAGCACCACAAGTTGCAAAAAGAATGGGCTATAAAAAAGGTAAGAAGGTTAAGTAATGGCAGGCAGAGGCTTATACGCTAACATCCATGCTAAAAGAAAGCGTGGTGGTAAGATGAGAAAAAAAGGTGCTAAAGGTGCACCTAAAGCATCTGATTTTGCTAGAGCAAAACAAACAGCGAGAAAAAGATAATGACAAAATTATGTCCTAGGGGTAAATCGGCAGCGAAAAGAAAATTTGCAGTTTATCCCAGTGCATACGCGAACGCATACGCTAGTAAAATATGCGCAGGTAAAATTAAAGATCCATCTGGTAAAAAAAGAAAAGACTTTAAAGGACCTAAACCCGCAGGCAAAGCTATGGGTGGCAGAGTAAATTTTAGAGGTGGTGGTATCTGTAAAAAAGGAATGAATAAAAATATTCTTAGAAAATAAAATGGCAGGCTTAAAAGAATGGTTCAAACAAGATTGGGTAGACATTGGTGCCAAGAAGAAAGGCGGGGGTTTTAAAAAATGTGGAAGAAAATCTGCCAGTGGTTCAAAGCGAAAGTATCCAAAGT